CTATAATTTTTGGTCTTTGTTTTTCTCTATTGTCTGAAACAATTAAGTCAACAGCAACATATTGACCATTAACGGCTTTAGCAGCCAAAATACAATCTTCTATTTCTAATTCTGTAAGTTTAAATTCTGTTACTTTACTACCTTGTGAAAAATTTGAACGAAAGTCTTTTTTAATAACTTCTCGTTTCATAGATGCTAATACTTTACCACCTAAAACTAATACTCGTACATCAAATGGTATTTTAATATATTGTTGAATTAATAGTTCGGCATCATCACTTTCTTTATATATTAATTGTACTATACTGTCTAATGACCTTTCTGATTCTACAAAGATAACTCCAACACCTTTACTACCTCTAAGTGTTTTCATAATCATAGGAAAACCTGTTCCTAAATTTTCAACAGCAGCATCAACACCGTCTTTATTTGGTACTAAGACGGTTTTAGGTTGTTCTAAACCATAATCAGCAAGTCTTAAATATGTACGATATTTGTCGGCACATATATTAACAGTTGTTCTACTATTAATACAAGCAACACCAGCTTTTTCTAATTGTGAAAGTAAATCTAACCAAGCGTCTTTACGTGTGACAGAACCTCTTACGATAGCAATTGTGTTCTCATCATTAATTTCAAAACCTTTTTCATCATCTATATTGTGAATTGTTTTTACACCGTCCTCATTTTTAATATAAGCACCATCAATAAAAACAACATAAGTTTTATGACCTAGTTTAGGTCCTTCTTCTTTTATACGTTTTGCTGTATGAAATAGTTCCGAGTTTTCAGGCTCATCTGAAATTACTAAGACACGTAATTTTTGTGATGCCTTTTCTTCGGTTAAGAAATCTTTAAACTTTGATACTTCCATCGCCATCAGTTTTTTCTTCAGTTGATTCTGCTTTTTTACCTATATTATATTTAGCAGATAAAATCCATTCTTTCTTTTCTTTGAAAGGTAAAACTTTAATCTGGCTCAAAGGTGCTTTGTTTTCTGAAGCAGTTTTATCAACTATGTCAATTAAATTCCAATCTTGTAATAAGATAGCGATTGTGTTTCTTCTTTGTATATCATTCTCAACTAAAGTGGCTTTTTTGCCATCTAAAGCAAATAATTCTTTAAAGTGTACAATGTAGTATTTACCTTGTTTATGTAATATATGACAAGATTGATAAAGGGTTTTATCTTTTCTACTTGCTACACCTATACGTGTTAAAGTTTCTCTTACTTTTAGGAAATCGTCTGGTTGTTTGATTGTGACCTCTAACATACTTTCAGGCGACCATTGTATTTCTTCACTCATTTCTTTGTTCTCCCACCTTTGTTCAAGGCATTTTTAATGTGTTCAACTTGTTCTTTACTAAGTATGTTAAGTGCGTCTTTGGCCTTTTCATTACTATAACCATAATATTCTTTCACATACTCCATATCATTAAGCTTGGCTTGTGATAACCATTTACCGCCAAATCTCTTTTGTTTTCTGATACTATTTATAAAAAAATCAAATTGTACCTTCTTGCTTAAGAAGTGATAGCCATTCATCTCATTGGCAGCAGGTAAGGTGTCCCAAAACATAGACATACAACGATTAACAATATAAGCAGGATACTTCTTTTCCCAAAGTAAATCTTCGCTATCCATCAACTTTTCTTTGCTAAAATTGATAGCATTAAGATAATCTTTTAATTCGTAAGCCATTATTTTCTATTTCTGTGTCTGCCCATATAGTAATCACCTGGTTCGTAATCCCAACGTTTACCGTGATGACCTCTTATATCAGCATACCACATTCTTAGTTTAACAATAAGTTTTCTAAAAAATGTTCGTCTAGCCATTCTCTCCTCGTACTAATTTTATTTAAATTTACAACTCGCCATTATTTCTGTCAGGCAGGCGACCATATTTATCTCTTGGTCAGCGACAAAAGCGGCTTTATATTGATATCCAGCAATAATTAATATAGCTTGAGCAATACCTTTAGCGTCTAAATGGTCATAGAGAATATCGTACAATGATCTAAATAAATGAGATGGCTCTTTATCTAAGTTTTGAACAACCCATTTTCTCATATCATTAAACTTTTTATCTTTTAAAGCCCTCATTAATTCTTTATGATTGACTTCAGATAAACTGAATAGAATACCACTATCTATTTTACCACGTGCCGAATATCTTTGTAATTCGTTTATGGTTCTTCTAAAATCTGGATAGTGTTTTTGGATTAATTCAGCTAAGACTTTTTTATCAAACTCAATGCCTTCATTTGTTAAGACATCTTCTAATCTTTTCATAAAAGCACCAGCAGTTTTTCTTACTTGACCATTGGTAATTTTAAAATCAATAACTGTACAACGACTATGTAAGGCAGGTATAATTCTATTTTTATAATTACAAGTAAATATAAAACGACAGTTCTTCCAAAAAGATTCAATAAAGTTTCTTAACGCAGGTTGAACCGAGTCAGGATTCATATAATCTGCCTCGTCTATAATAACAACTTTGTGATTGGCGTCTTGTGTAATAGATACAGTTGAAGCAAAGTTTTTAATTTGATTTCTTAGTGTATCAATTTGTCTACCTTCATCTGAACCATTGATAATGATATAATCACAACCTAGTTCTTCACATAAAGCACGAGCAACTGTAGTTTTGCCTGTACCTTGTGAACCAGATAATAGTAGATTTGGTATTTCTTTTTGTTCTAGGAACTTTTTAAAAGTATCTTTTACGTCTTCGGATAAGATACAATCATCAATTGTTTTTGGTCGGTATTTTTCAACCCACAAATAATCTGACATAATATAAACCTCAATTTAATCATCATTTTTTTCATATTTAAAAGTGACATCATAGCCACCTTTTCTATCTGTCCACCAATCATCTTCTCTATCATAATCACTTTCAGAAACAAAGTTCCAAAACTTATCTTGTTCTTCGTCTGTAGGTGCTTCGCCTTCTGGCTCCATACCACCAAACATCTGTTGGTCTTGGTGTGTTATGATTTCTTTAAATCGTTGGACAGATCCAAACTCCTCAGCAATTGCTTCATCATCTATATCATAATTAAATTCCGAAGCAACGGAGTGCCATTCTGTTTTAGTGAACTTCATTAAAATTCACTATCAGGTTCTAAAGCAATCCAATACTGAACAGCTTTATTTCTGTTTACAAAATGTGAGATTTTTTGAGATGAGATAGAAACATCATAATCATCTAAAATTAATTTTAGATTTTCAGCTCTAAAGTAAGCAGTAAATGTTTTATCAGTTTCACCGATTGTATTTGAATAATCGTTTGAGGATTTATTCTTTTTATCAGTAGCAACTAAAGTAATTGTTTTACCATTACCTTTTACAACAACGTCTGGTAAATTAAGATTAGTAATACCTTTTCTTAATTTTTCAAAGTCATCTTTTTTAATTGTAAAAGAAGCAAAAACATCTGGCATTGTAATTGATTTAGTTGGTGCCACAATAACAGACTTATCAGCAAAGAAATATTTAATAGCTTGTGCTGATTTTTCGTCTTTAATTGTTACGTTTGAACCACCATTAAAGTTTAATTTCGGTTTTTCAAACATTTCTACCGATCTTAAAAATTCTGGTAAGTCATAGATAGCAAATTCACTTTCAAATTTTTCAGTGACCTCTGCTTCTGCCAAAATATTTTTCATTGTTGAAATAGTTTGGACTTTGTTTCCTGGTTTAATCAGGATATTTTGATTAATGTCTGAAAAATTTTTCAAAACATTAACTGTATCACTAGTTAGATTCATAATCTATCTCCTTCATAATTTAATAGTATCAAATATATCATAAGTTAATAATATTGTCAACCTTGGTTCATAATAAAAAGGCGTGGTGTTTAGCCACGCCTAATTGTTTAAATCACTAATAATAAGAGCCAAGCTAATACTACACTTGGAACAGTACACATTAATATTATTGATCTGTTTTTTCTCCAGTAAGATTTGAACTTACCAATCCCGTAAGTGATTGCTTTCCACTCACAATGATTGTACGGCCACATACTACTTACTTTGTTTATTTAAGTGTGGATAAAAAGCTGATACCATACTTTGATATGCTTCTGAAAAAGGTTTAGCATTTTTTAAACCTTCTTCGT